CCATGGTAGCTTCCAGAGCCGACTAAAGAATCTGGAGACATGTTAGCTAGTGAATGCGGCGGAATGATGTCACCAATGTCTTCCCCTAAGCAAAGTGATTCAGTAACTATGAATGTTAGTATGAATGGCAGCGGCGCAGGCGGCATTAAAGATTTAATAGGAATTTTAAGAAATATTGAAAACGGTGATTCTGGCAAAGATAGCAAAGACGTTCTTGTAGGGCTTGACGCAACTGAAACATTTGCTAATGAGCCTAATACATCAGTAGCAGGCATTAACGCTGCTCATCCAAAAGGTGACGATATTAGTAGCCATGGCGGAAATGAAGTTGATGCTGTTGCCGGCGGCGGCAATCCATATACTAATGTAGACGAAAGTCTTGTTTCTCGTCTTGCAGACTTATATAACGAAGTAAAATCTAGATAACATTTAAAATGATATCAAAAAGGGGCATTTATGCCCCTTTTTTTATGTAAATAAAGTTATGGCAAAAAGTTTAGAAGGCGTACTTGTTAAAAAGGCGCATACAAAAGAAAAGTTTACAGAAGAACAAATTGAACACTTGTTAAAGTGTTCTGACCCTGTGACTGGGTATATGCACTTTGTTAAACACTTTTTTCATATACAGCATCCAACAAAGGGCAAAGTTAAATTTGAACCGTACGAGTATCAACATAGGTTATTACACAGTTATCACGACTTTCGATTTAACATAAACATGATGCCACGTCAAAGTGGTAAAACAACTTGTGCGGCAGGATACTTGTTATGGTATGCTATGTTTCAGCCTGATCAAACTATTCTAGTTGCTGCTCACAAATATACAGGCGCACAAGAAATTATGCAACGTATCCGTTATGGATACGAATTATGCCCTGATTACATAAGAGCAGGTGTAACGAGCTACAATAAAGGCTCGATTGAATTTGAAAACGGCTCACGCATTGTATCACAAACAACAACAGGCACAACGGGTCGTGGTATGTCTATATCACTATTATACTGTGACGAGTTTGCATTCGTACAACCAAACATTGCTGAAGAGTTTTGGACTTCTATTTCCCCAACACTAGCAACTGGTGGTAAGGCAATTATTACATCAACGCCAAACAGCGACGAAGACACATTTGCTACTATCTGGAAAGAAAGTCAAGATTTATTTGATACTTACGGAAACAGTAAAGACGACGGACTAGGGCGTAACGGGTTTCACGGCTTTAAAGCGGAGTGGTGGGAACATCCGGACCGAGACGAATCATGGAAAGAAACAGAGATAGGACGCATTGGCGAGGAACGATTCCGCCGTGAGTACGGATGTGAATTCTTAGTCTTTGACGAAACATTGATTAATTCGTTAAAACTAGCAGAGCTATTAGGAAGAGAACCGGTGTTTAAAATGGGCCAAGTGCGTTGGTTTAAAAAACCCGAACCAGGATTGTTGTATCTTGCTGCGCTAGATCCAAGTTTAGGTACTGGCGGAGATTTTGGCGGCATACAAGTTTTTGAATTGCCTAGTTTTACTCAGGTTGCAGAATGGCAACACAACATTACTCCAATACAACAACAAGTAAAAATATTTAGAGATGTAATAAAATATATAGAGTCAGAATGTGGATCTGAATATAATAATAACATCTATTGGAGTGTTGAAAATAACACAGTTGGTGAAGCTGCGTTAGTAGTTATTAGCGACCTAGGTGAAGAAACATTTCCCGGATTATTTGTAAGTGAGCCGCAGAGAAAAGGCCATGTAAGAAAATTTAGAAAAGGATTTAATACAACGTTTAGCAATAAAATTTCAGCATGTTCTAGACTAAAATTTTTAATTGAAGAAAATAAAATGAAAATTAATAGCAAAACACTGATAAGTGAGTTAAAAACGTATATTGCTAGCGGAGTTAGTTTTAAAGCAAAAGAAGGGCAGCATGACGACTTAGTTGCTGCACTCTTATTAGTTATTAGAATGAGTGTTATCTTAGCTGATTGGGATCCAAAGGTGTTTGAATCACTAAGTTCTAATAACGATAATGACGATTGGGAAGTTCCGTTACCCATATTTGTTTCCACAAACATCTGATAAATATAGTATGAACGCTAACCTAGATATTATTGCCAAAGAGCTTTACGGTAAAATTCAAACCCGTTTTAACGACATTAAAATTGGGGACGAGAATGCTACAGTTTTAAGCAAAAAAGAAGACATACCAAGAGCCCGATTCTTTGAATTTGAATACAAAGAAGATGGAGCGCCGCTAGGTACTATAACTATTACCCTTGATGAAGACGAGGGCGTAGTAGTCCAAGTCAGCGGAGACTTAGTAAATGATCGTAATGATACTTCTCGAAACGGAGCCTATAAATTTTTAAGGTCTTTTAGACAATTTGCTAAAGATCGGTTATTAAATTTTGATGTGCAAAATATCGGCAAAAGCAATTTAGATAAAAGAGATTATCAATACCAAGCAAAACGCAAGGAATTACCAGTTATGGCTCAAGAACCAATTATGGAAAACAAAATGTACGGTACTAATAGAATTAGTTACCAAGACTTAGGTGAGGCAAGGCTAATTGTTAAACATAGCCAGGCAATCAATATTGATTTACCAGCAGGACGCACAATGCACATTGAAGGTATCTATATTGAAAATGCAATGGGTGAAAGATTCCTGTACCCAGTAAAACACCTCAATGGCGCTCGTGCATTAGCAGAACATATTAAACATGGTGGTACACCGTACGATAATATCGGTAAACATATTACTAGTCTAAGTGAAGAATTAGCAAGTTTAAGAAAATTTAAAAACTATGTTAATCGACAAGAACAACTCAGCGAAGCAATGTCTAATGTTACTATTCGTGTAGCTGACAGAATGGATAATATTAAAGAAACAATTTTAAAGCTACAACGATCAGCTTATTACGAAGAATTTGTAGAATCATTTGAAGCGCAAGAAGAACAAATGATTCCTGAAGAAATACAAAATGATCTTATTGATCGTTTAACTATTAGAACGTTCAATGAAGAGTTAAAGTCTGTATTTCCTTACATTTATAAATTTATTGATGAATCAGAATTGCCAGTTGTCGAGTTAAACGCCGACGACATGTTAGGCCAAGACGACGTTGATGAAGATGCCGGTGTTGAACAATTTGCTGGCAAGAGTAACGAAGTATTTGATCCCGAAACAGCATTTGAATCAGTTTTAGAAAAAATTGTTTCAGAAGATAAGGACGAATTGTTTAGTCCTAATCCTGGCGCTAAAAATAGAGCGGTATCAGAATTAAACGATCTGTTATCCGGAGATCTTTCAGGCGGCGAAGCTGGTGTATTAGCATTAAAAGGTATCATCGATGATCCAGAACTAATAGAGAAGATCGAAGTTTTGGAAACCGATGAAGAGATTCGTGCAGAATTAAAAGATTATATCTTAGACAAAGATCCTGCACTACTAAAAGTGTTGTCTAACTTAGATAAGGACGAAGCAAATCTCGAACCTGCTGAACCAACAGCACCTGTACCTGCCGAACCAGCAGCGGCCGCTGAACCGATGGCTGAACCGATGGCTGAACCAATGGCTGAACCACCGGCGGCTGATGCAGGATTACCAGAAAATCCACCTCCGCCAGCACCAGTAGCAGAAGATACTGATTTGCCGTTTGATCCAGATCCTACACCTAGTAAAAAAGTAACACCTGGCAAATTTGGCCAAGGCCACAGCCAAGCTAAACATCTAGCACAGAAAGGATTAAAAGGTGCAATTGACAAAGCTAAAAAAGCCGGCGCAACGTTAGACACTAAATTAAGTATTGGTGGTAAAAGTATGACATTGCATGATGCTATTAAAGAATGTGGCATGACAGCAATGGAATGCGGATTTGATGAACCAGAAGAACCCGGCCTGCCAGCAATGTTAAAATATATTTCTGGATTTTATAATAAAGAAGAAGGCAACTTCCCACTAGGCGGCCAACGTATTAAAATTAAAGTTAAGAAAGCGTTTGAAGACGGTGAGTTTGGAGATGCCGGCGACCAGGATCTTATGAAAGTATTAAAATTTATTGATATGAAAGATCCTAGCGGAGATGAACACAGTAATATTGTTCGATTAGCCGGAATTAAAAAAAACCCAGACTCCCCTAACTTCGATGTCAGTGCGTTAGAAGATCAAATGGGTCAATTAACTTTACAAGTTAATGAAGCTGTGGCTCCTAGTGGAAGTCCGGATTATCAAAAAGGGTTTCAAGACGGAGTAGCATCATCAACGGTTTCAAAACCTGAAGTTGCGCCTGCTGTAGCACAAGCCCAAGCCGCAAGCAATACACAAGCTGCTGCTCCTGTAGCTGCTCCTGCAGCATCAGACGACCCTGCACCATCTGCAACAACTACAACAACACCTAAAAATAGAGATACAATGACATTTGGTCAAGCATTTGCAGATGCTCGTAAAAATAAAGAACAGACGTTTACTTGGAAGGGTAAAAACTACGGTACTCAAATGGGGACTCAAGCCCAAGGGTCACAGGCAACAACTCAACAGCCGCAAACTGCATACAGAGATCCTGATGCTAAAGGCCAAGGGGGTCAAAATGCTCTTTGGTTAAATCAAAAATTTCCTAAGGCACAAATAGGGCAAGAATATTGGGTCAAGGGAACTCGTTACGAGAGACAAGCAGATGGATGGTATCGCAGCTTTGAAAGAAGTGATTGGTTTGGTAAAGCAGCAAATAAGATGGCATCTCAATTGGGCTATACTGGCCCAGCTGATGATAAATCGGTAGGAGCATGGGTAGCTAAAAATAGACCAGCTCAAGCCGTTGCAACACCTGCATCACCTGAAGAAATTCCACAATATTCGGAAAGTAAAGAATCTGTGGGCTACGATGAAGTTCAACGGTTAGTTAGTCTAGTACATCATAGATAATTGGCGAAATAATATCATATTTAGGCAAGAAAACCTCTTGCTTGTATAAATAAAAACGCATACAATAACATGTATGCGTTTTTTGTTGAAAGGTTCAACAAATAAAGGCACATAAAAAACAAAGGCTAATAAAGGAGAAAACTATGGCAACTTTGGCTGAAATTAGAGCAAAACTAAAGGCATCTGAATCAAAAGGTTCAGGCGAAAGAACAGGCGGAGATAATTCAATTTATCCGTTCTGGAATTTAAAAGAAGGTGGCGAATCCGTTCTGCGATTCTTACCAGATGGTAACACCGACAACACTTTTTTCTGGGTAGAGCGTGCAATGATCAAATTGCCGTTTGCTGGAATTAAAGGTGAAACAGAAAGCAAGCAAACAATCGTCCAAGTACCGTGCATGGAAATGTATGGAGAAACTTGTCCTATTCTTACAGAGGTTCGCGGTTGGTTTAAAGATCCAGCACTTGAAGACATGGGTCGTAAGTACTGGAAAAAGAAGTCTTATATCTTTCAAGGATTTGTCGTCGAAGACGGTCTTAAGGAAGAAAACAGACCAGAAAATCCAATTCGCCGATTTATTATTGGCCCACAAATTTTTCAATTAATTCGTTCAGCACTTGTTGATCCAGAATTGGAAGATTTGCCAACAGACTTTGTAAACGGTATTGATTTCCGTATGAAGAAAGGTAGCAAAGGCGGCTATGCTGACTACTCAACTTCAACTTGGTCACGTCGTTCACGCCCGATCAGTGATGATGAACAAGCAGCGATTAAAAATCAAGGCTTGTATAATTTGTCAGACTTCTTACCTAAGAAGCCAACTGAAATTGAACTCAAGGTCATGAAAGAAATGTTTGAGGCATCTGTTGATGGTGAAGCATTTGACATGGATCGTTGGGGTCAATACTTCAAACCAGCAGGCATGAGCCAAAATACTGGCGATCCTGTAAAAACAACTCCTAAAGTATCTTCTTCAACCGAAGATGAATATAGCGAAGATTCTGCGCCGCAGGCAAAGACAGCACCTGCACCACAGGCAAAAGCAGAAACACCAGCCGCAGGCGGTGATAGCCGAGCACAAGACATCTTGGCTATGATTCGAAACCGTCAAAAGCAATAATATAAGGGGGCAAGTCCCCCTTATTTGATTTATTTAGGAGATTAACTATGGCTACAAAAGCCTTCGATTTATCAAAATTTAGAAAGACGCTGACAAAGTCCATCGACGGACTTGGTGTTGGTTTTAATGACCCTACGGATTGGGTTAGTACTGGTAATTACACATTAAATTATCTAATTAGTGGAGATTTTCACAAAGGTATTCCTCTAGGTAAGGTTACTGTGTTTGCTGGTGAATCTGGCGCAGGTAAAAGTTATATCTGTTCAGGAAATATTGTAAAAAATGCTCAAGAGCAAGGAATTTATGTTATCCTAGTTGATAGCGAAAACGCTCTTGACGAAAATTGGTTACACGCATTAGGTGTTGATACTAGTGAAGACAAACTACTTAAACTTAACATGGCTATGATTGATGATGTGGCTAAAACTATCCACGAATTCATGAAAGAATACAAAGCTATGGAAGAACGTCCTAAAGTTATGTTTGTAATTGATTCATTAGGCATGTTGCTCACCCCAACTGATATCAATCAATTTGAAGCAGGAGACCTAAAAGGTGATATGGGTAGAAAGCCAAAGGCACTTACGGCGTTGGTTCGTAATTGCGTTAATATGTTTGGTAGTTATAACGTGGGTATGGTGGCAACAAATCACACATACGCTAGCCAAGACATGTTCGATCCTGACGATAAAATCTCAGGAGGACAAGGATTCATTTACGCATCTTCTATCGTGGTTGCAATGAAGAAACTTAAACTTAAAACTGACGAAAATGGTGTTAAAACCAGTGACGTTCATGGTATTCGTGCTGCGTGTAAGATTATGAAGACACGTTATGCTAAACCTTTTGAGTCAGTGCAAGTAGAGATTCCTTATGCAACAGGCATGAGTCCTTACAGCGGTCTTGTTGACCTTATGGAGAAGCACGGTCTTCTTAAGCAAGAAGGTAACAGACTCAAATGGGTTGATCCAGAGACAGGTGAAGAGTTCAAATTCTACCGAAAAGAATGGAAAGATGATAAATTAGATATGATAATGGAAAAATTCCACTTGTCAAATACAAATAACATTACCGTTCCCGAGGAGAATGAAGAACATGTTGAATGAGAGTCAAATTGGTGATATTTGGTTGCTGTTTGCAGACTATATCGATAAAAAACAATTAGAAGTGGCCGCTGAAAGGTACGTTGATCTACTAGCAGATTATGGCGTTAGTGATAGAGTGTTAAGTTCTGCTACAGGAGTAGATCCTACACTAGATCAAGCAATTGATTATTATCTAGACGAACCATCAGATGAAGACGATGATTACAAAGAATTGGATTTTTAATGGGTTGGTATAGTAGAGTCTCTAAAGATATTTCTTGTATTCCAGATGCCGTGGAATATTTTGAATCTGAATTGATTGAAGCAAAAAAAGATGCCTGTATAACAGGGAATATTGAAAAAGCGTCCGCGGCAATGCCCGGAAATGTAGAACATCGATTTAGTCAATTGCAAGAAATTGAAGCAATTTTAGAATATCTAAATATTGAACTTCGGAGACTTAAGAGTAGTTTCTTTAGAAAGTACTTAGAGAATTACCAACGAGCATTAAGTTCAAGAGATTGTGAAAAATTTGTTGAAGGTGAGGCAGATGTTGTTGATATGGAAAAAATTATCAACGAATTTGCCTTACTTAGAAATAAATGGCTTGGTGTTATTAAAGGCTTAGATCAAAAACAATGGCAATTAACAAATATTGTTAAATTGCGTGTCGCAGGTATGGAAGACGCAACACTATAATCAATTTGCTCAAAATGACCACAATAGGCCTTAAATAATTATAGGCCTATTTTTGTTTTAGTGTTGACTTTTACAAGATTTGTATGTATAATAAAGATTATGATAACAGTTGATCAATTTTTACTTAAGATTATAAATTCAACAGAACCGTCTGTTGAAAAATTCCTATCAAAAAGAGACGCAAAGGTTCTAAGAAGTATAGCTAATATTGTATCAAGTCCAAATTTCATCACAGAAAATCAAAGTAGACTGTTACTCAAGGTTATTAAAGAAAATAGTGAAAAATTTCCTATTTTTCAAGACGAACTAAATGATATTTTACAAGCACCTACGTGGTCTCGATATTTTCGTAAAGTTGAAGTAGTGCGTAAAATTGACATAATCACTAACACAGTCGGCGAGCAAGTTATTAATATCAATTTTACCTATTCGAGCCAAATTAGAAAAATTCTTTCTGACATTTGTACAAAAATTACAGGATTAATTGCAATTCAGAATGCTAAAAATTATCATGCCGACTTAACTGAAAAGAACATTATACTTTTAGTTGATACATTTAAATCTTTAGATTTTACATTTGATGAAAAAATTGAAAATTTTTATAAAACCATAAAATCTTGGTCTAAAAATGAGGTAAAATCGCAATTTTTTTTAGAAAACACATTACATGAAAATTTGCAAAACATAGTCAACGACGATGTCGGTGCTGACCTTTTTTCTGATGTATGCTTACTTGAAGACCGAAGTGTTAGGTACGAATACTTTACTAAAAATCCACCAAAAAATCCAGAAAATTTAACAGAAAAAATAGCATTTAGAAAAAAAACAAAAATCTGGATAAACTCAAAAGAACACTCTTTTGAAGAAATTTTTCAAAGCCTAATTAATTTAAAAAGACTTCCAATCTTATTAGTGTTTGATTCGTCAGATCAATCATCGTGTGTTGAAAATCTCAAAATCTTAAAAAATACCTTAGAAAAATACGATAATTTTAGTAAGGTCGGTGTTTACTTTAGATTAGACAATCAAGGCAAAGGTCAAGAATTTAATAAAATGATTGCCAACAATCGATATAATTGTCAACTAGATAACACTACCGAAGTTGCAGTTATTGCAAATGGAAAAATACCAAAATTCTTTATCAAACTTGGTTGGAAGCCAATGAGTATTGTTAGTTTTGCTAAACTAGTTAATAATACTAAAACATCAGTCTATTCTAATAATTGCGATTTAGTTATAACTTACTCTGACCTAGAACCAATCATTGAAACGAGGAATATATGGGAGTAAAATTGATTATTAAAGATGAAGTTAATATCAAATTTGAAGGTCTTCCATTAGATCTAAGAAAAAAATTAGTGAATACATTCAAGTACGAAATACCTTATGCAAGATACCACCCAGCATATAAATTAGGTCGATGGGACGGCATGGTAAGCCTATTTGGATTAGGCGGCAACGGTTATCTAAATCAACTTGAGACTGTTCTTAATTTACTTGCAAAACAAAATATTGACATTGACGAAGTTGAAGACTTACGATTAACAGCTAAAATCACTTTACCTAAAGTATCTTCAAACTATTGGGCCGACCAGGGCAAAGTATGGCCTGCCGGGCATAGATTTGCCGGCCAGCCTATTACATTAAGAGACGATCAAGTTGAAGTAGTTAACAGATTTTTTGAGAATCATCAAAGTTTACAAGAAGTTGCCACCGGTGCTGGAAAAACTATCATGACAGCTACGTTAGCTCATTGTGTTGAGCCGTATGGCAGAACTATTACAATTGTTCCAAACAAGGATCTTGTAGTTCAAACAGAAGCAGATTTTATTAATGTTGGTCTTGATGTAGGTGTTTACTTTGGCGACAGAAAAGATTTAGGAAAGACTCATACAATATGCACTTGGCAAAGTTTAAACGTATTAGATAAAAAATCAAAAAATCAAGAACACGAAATTCTCACACTGGCACAATTTTTAGACGGTGTTAAGACTGTTATTGTTGACGAAGTACACATGGCAAAAGCTGAGGTGTTGAAGAATTTACTCACACAGAACTTGTGTAATGCTCCTATTCGTTGGGGGTTAACAGGAACTGTTCCAAAAGAAAAATTTGAACATGAACAAATTTTTGCCAGCATAGGCCCTGTAGTTGGCGGAATAAAAGCACACGAACTACAAGAAATGGGTATCCTTAGTAATCTACATGTTAATGTAGTTCAGATGATTGATACTGTAGAATTTAGAAGTTACGCTGAAGAATTAAAATATCTTGTTACTGATGAAGATCGAATGATCTATATTAGTAAACTAGTTAAAACAATCTCAGAGTCTGGGAACACACTAGTATTAGTTAATAGAATAGACTCGGGAAAATTTTTAGTAAATGAGCTAGAAGGTAGCACATTTATATCAGGGGAAGTAAAAGGTTCACTAAGACAGGAAGAGTATAAAGAACATGCAACTAGCGATAAAAAGATTACTGTGGCGACTTATGGTGTGGCCGCTGTGGGTATTAATATCCCTCGTATTTTTAATCTGGTTCTTCTGGAGCCCGGAAAGAGCTTTACAAGGGTTATACAAAGTATTGGGCGAGGCATTAGAAAAGCGGAAGATAAAGACTTCGTGCAGATCTGGGACCTCACAAGTACCTGTAAGTACGCCAAACGGCATCTTACGGAAAGGAAGAAATTTTATAAGGAAGCCAAATACCCATTTACATTAGAAAAGGTAGACTGGAACAAATAACAAATGCAAATATTAACATTAGACAACGCAACATTTTCACTAAACAATTTACCAGATGAGGTAGATGAAAACACTCGATTTGCTGTACTAGACAATAGTACACCTAACGATCCCGACTTCTTTTTTCAACCATTGATATTTTTAGAAAGTTTTAATGCTCCGGCAATGGTGCTTAAAATTGGTAATGATGAAGTTACTATGCCCATTGATTGGTCAATTGCTGTAGGAGATAGTAGTTGTGCAAGCGATATAGAAATATTACCCTTAACTAGTTTAAATGATAGAGGATTTGAAGCATTAATTTTCAATCCATTAAGTAGTTTTAGAGTTGAATTTAAAAAAATAGAAATTGTAAATTTCTATAACGATGTTAAATGGTATTTCCCAAAAATGAAAAATGGACACTTACTAGCTGTCCCTACTAGTTTTAAAGAAAAACCAGATTGTGCTTATTTTGTTAAAGAAATTAGCAGACAAAGTGAAATTATTCATCTTGACAAAATATTATGATTGATAAAGAATGGTTAACAAAAATTGAAATAGCATATAAAGCATACCCGTATCCTAGTAAAGATGTTGAACGATTTATACAGTGGATTTACAAGCAATATGGGATTGTTCAGGAGAAAAAAGATGGGAAATCTTAAACCCGGAGCAACATACATTTATGAACGTAACGGCGATGAAGTATATGCTCGAGAGTTTGGAAAAACAGAGCGTAAATTAATTGGTTACCAATATCAAATGGAAGGTAAGCCTGATCCTCGAACCGATGACGGCCGTCCATTAATTGAGCACCTCCGAGAAGATAAACTGTGGGGCGCAATTCGAAGAGAAGCAAAGACCAATACTGCTTTACAAAAAGCATTGGATCGTGCTATAATGATATATCGTTTAAGTAAAGACAAGCCATTATGAGTGAAAAAGTAGAACTTAAAGAAAAATTGCAAGCCGTTGATCAGAATATAAGAGAATTGTGGGATGCCATGGAGCCTGACCAACAAAAAGCACTTAAGAGCGAGTTTTTTATTCTTAACAGGTATATTAGCAATGTACAGAGCAACGACACTCGATTACAAAAACATTTTGTTCTATCAGTAAACACATATTTTAATAAACATTGGAATCTATTACAAAAGCATCCTAAACTTCTTTGGTTACTACTTTGCATGTGCAGTGCAAATGACGGCAAAACTTATTTTCATCAATGGATAGGTTTTAAAAAGAAAGAAGGAAATGATAACAAAAGAATAAAGTTTTTAGCAGAACTTTACCCTAATAAAAAAATGGATGAAATTGAGATGTTATCAAAATTAGCATCAGATAAAGATATTAAAGACCTTGCAAGAAAGCACGGTATGGATGAAGCTACTATTGCAAAAAAACTCAAATGATGGCATTAATAGAAGGAACATTTACTTGCCAGTTTTGCGGGCATAAATTTTCAAGAGAAAAAACTCTTATAGTACATGTTTGTGAGCAAAAAAGACGACATCTTGCAAAGTCTGAAAAACATGTTATTTTAGGATTTGATGCGTTTAACAGATTTTTTAAATTAAGTCAAAATCTTAAAGGAGAGAAAACCTATGATGATTTTGCACGTAGTCCTTACTACAATGCCTTTGTAAAATTTGGTAGTTTTGTAAGTAATGTAAATCCGTTATATCCTGACAAATTTATTAACTATGTAATCAAGAGTGGAGTAAAATTAGACCACTGGTGCAGAGATGAATTGTATGACAAGTATGTTGTTGACCTAATTAAAAGTGAACCAGTTGAAGTTGCTCTTGAGCGAAGTGTAAGTCATATGATGGGGTGGGGAGATAATAATCAAGCGTCGTGGAATCATTATTTCCTTTATGTCAGTTTAAGCAGAGCTGTGTTTGATGTTAGAGACGGAAAAGTTAGTCCGTGGATTATATTAAACAGCAAAAATGGTAAGGAAATGTTACGGAAGTTCAGTGATGAACAGCTTCAAGCAATAAGTAATATTATGGACCTACCATTTTGGCTTAATAAGTTTAAAAAGTTACCAGCAGACGTTGAACTTGTTAAGCAAGTTATTAAGGAATCTAATCTATGAACACGCACGTAAATCCTAACCCAGATGCTTTACAATTAGAGATGCAGGTAATTTTAGAAGAAGAAGAAAAAGCTGTATATGTAAAAATTACAGGATTTGACACATTGGAAGAAGCAGATAGTTATGGTGATTTCTTAACAGAAACATTACCTTTATTGTTATTTGAGTCGGAGATAAAACACTAATGCCAGATATCGATATTGATTTTGCTAATAGATCAAAAGTACTTGAACATTTTAAACATGTCCCTGCTTCAATTAAAGAAACAGATGGGACTTTTAAAAAGCATAATACTGGCATCTATTGTACTTCTGTTCCATATAACCCTATATCTGGATTAAGTACAATAGATTACAAAGAAGCAGAGGACAGAGGTTATTTCAAGATAGACTTTTTAAATGTTAGTGTCTATGAAAAAGTGAGAAGTAAAGAGCATCTCAAACAACTTATGGAGACTGAGCCATTATGGGATCTACTGGAACAAGACGAATTCACCAATTTACTATTCCACGTAAATGGGTATGGCTACTTGATGAGGGAAATGAAACCGTCAAGTATAGAAAAATTGGCCATGTGTCTCGCTTTGATCCGCCCAGCCAAGAAACATTTACTTGGGAAGACCTGGACAGAGATTGGAGCGGAGATTTGGACGAAACCGGAGAACGGTGAATACTACTTTAAGAAGGCACATGCTATTGCTTATGCACATGTGGTTGTAGTGCAGATGAATTTAATATGTGAGGAACTTAGTTACGGGTTTTCCTAACTAGTTGAACACTTTTTCTTTTAACTCGTTTCATCGTTAAATTCATTAAGTTAACAACTGGTCCTAAGATTATCCTAACATCTTTACTGTTAAAGGTTCGAATAGCATAAGAGAACGGCTGTATTTGCTCTCTACAAAAAATGCTTATTGGGAATTGTCTGTTACTTTCCCACCACCAAATTTCGCCTATTTCTAAAAACTTTGTTTTTTCGTCAGGGGTCTTAATAGCGTTTAAATCATAAAAGCTAGTTACGTATTGATCTTGATTTATAATAATCCCCACGTATTCCTCATTACCGTAATTTAATACCGAAATAAAGGGTAAATTTTGTTCTATATCTTCTCTTAATTTTGCCATAAATATGTAATAAGGATAACGCCAATGCAAAAAATTTCAAGTTATTTATATCCAAATAGAATTCAACTATTAGCAAATTTGGCTAGTTTTTCAACGGAGTTTACTAACGTGTACCAAAGAACAGTGAAAATATATCAAGGGGTTGATAATACCATAGAGTTTGACATTAAAAACTCCGATCAAAAAAGAATTAATTTAATTACTGATCCATCGATTACAGATCTTAAATTAAATTTAATGGATGCAGGAGGCAAAGCTCTGCTTAATAGTCCTTATGACATCACACCGTCAGCTGACCTAACTGGAATAGCAACAGTAACTATACCAAGTGCAGATCTAACTGGACTAACACATCAATTTCTAAAATACAGCGTTACAGCAACAAAGGATACAGAAAATATACCATTGTATGCTGATACAAGATTTGGCGCACTTGGAACTATAGAACTTTCTACCGAACTTGCACCCACAATTAATCCTCAGAAAATTTATAAATCTTTTACAGCTGAGATTGATTTAAAAGGACAACCTACATGGCATAGCAGTGCAATTCCAGTAACATACTACGAGGCTACTAAAACAGAAACTGTGTCTATCGGTGTTAGTCTTGTTGGATTTACTGGGTCTGTTTGGATTGAAGCTACTAGAGACTCAACTATCAGTACAGAATCATTTAAAAATGCTACCTATATAAATTCCTACACATTTGATAATTTTACCGGTATGTGGGAGCCAGCAGGATCAGATTATCAAATTGATGATTACAAATATTTTAGAGTATCTTATTCTACTCCTTTAGCCAACGGCGTTGGTGCTAATTTTAAAGTTGATGTAGTTAACGGTGTCTATACAGTAACAGTTAGATCGGGTGGAACTGGCTATGCAGTAACTGGCAAAATTAAAGTATTAGGTAGTGTCCTAGGCGGAACTGATGGTGTGAATGATTTAACTATTTCGATAGACGGGATTGATGCGGCATCTACCGGATATATATCAAGTTATGCTAATAGCTCAATTACACTAATTTCATGGACTGGTACAGCTATTTCTGGTAATGCATCATATATTGTTACTGGAACTAATATTACCGGAAAGGTTGACAAAGTTATTGTAAATTAATATAATATATGCTATGGGCCTCATAGCAGATACTATCTTATCTTACCTTCCTGCAAAAAGGAAAACTACTCCTTCTGGTTGGATAAGTTTCAACGCACCTTGTTGTAGTGACAAACGCCAACGTGGCGGATTTATTAAAAACGGCGATGAGGCTGTTTCATATCATTGTTTCAATTGTGGTTTTAAAGCCAGCTGGCAACCGGGTAGAACTGTTAGCCAAAAATTAACTAAGCTAATGAAACTACTTAATGTCCCAGATGACATTATAAGTCAAATTAGATTAGAAGCACTTAAACAAACAGAATCTGAAACTACTCAAACAAAACAACTAGTCCCAACGTTTGAGTACAGAGAACTACCACCAGATACTCGACCTATTAATGACTGGCTAGAGGAGATGCCGGAAAAACTAGTTCCAATATTAGAATACATTGCTAAACGCAACCTCTATCTAGATTATTACAATTTCCACTGGACTCCTAAAATTGGTTTTAGCAATAGATTAATTGTTCCGTTTTATAAAGACGCTGTTTGTGTAGGATATACAGCTCGAGCAATTAATGATGTTAAACCTAAATATATCAGTGAGCAACAGCCCGGTTACGTGTTTAATTTAGACGCACAGCAGAACAATAGACAGTTCGTGATTGTTTGTGAAGGCCCGTTTGATGCGATAAGTATTGATGGTTGTGCATTATTAGGTGCTGAGATTAAAGAAAGTCAAAATTGGCTTTTAAAACAACTAGGCAAAGAAATTATACTAGTGCCAGATAGAGATCATGAAGGCCCTCGTACAGTTGAACAGGCAATAGAATATGGTTGGTCGGTAAGTATGCCTGATTGGCCAGAAGGCATTAAAGATGTTAACGATGCTTATATAAAATTAGGTAGACTAGCAACACTTTGGATGATTATTAATTCTAAGGAATCTAATAGTCTTAAAATACAATTAAAATCAAAAAAATGGTTCAAAGAACATTATGCAAAAGATAATTGATATTATTACATTTCCTTGGCGATGGTTTAAAGAGCGAAGAGCTTATAAAAAAAGAATTGCTGAATTACGTAAACGGGATCCGTTCATCTACAAATGATTACATGGGGCATAAGCGGCAACAGCCACGATGCTGCATTGGCTGTATTTGTTGACGAAAAATTAGTTTTTGCTAGTCACAGTGAAAGATTTAGCGGCAAAAAGAACGACCGTGATTTATGTGACGAGCTTGTACGCTATGCACGACAATGGGGCGAACCTAACAAAATTTATTGGTATGAAAATCCATACTTTAAAACCGCACGTCAATTAGTTGCAGGACAAGGTTGGAAATGGAAAGATAATAATATCAAAGAATACTTGAAACAGTGGAGTATCTTTGCACCAATAACCTATGTAGACCACCATAAGAGTCATGCCGCAGCTGGTTATTATACAAGCGGATTTGACAATGCGTGTATTGTAGTATTAGATGCTATTGGAGAATTTACAACATACTCAGTTTGGGAAGGCACTGGCAAAACACTTCGTAAACTGTTTAGTATGGAATATCCAAACAGTCTAGGATTATGGTACAGCGCCATGACACAACGCTGTCATTTAAAACCTAATGAAGATGAATATATCTTAATGGGAATGGCAGCATACGGTGATGCTAAAAAACTCACTAGAGATATCCTAAACGATTTTGTACAGTTACCTAATGATGATTACCAACATCCATTTAGAATTAAAAAGAATCTTCATCGCGGTTGTACAGACTGGCGCCCTGATTTAATTGTCAATGATACTTTTGATATTGCGGCTGCAACACAGGCAATTTATGAAATGGCTTTTGAGCGTGTATTACAACAAGCAGTAACACTCTCTAAGTCGCGTAACTTAGTATTAATGGGCGGATGT